GTGCTCGCGACACTTGGACTTATTGCACAGATCGCATTCCCTGTCTATAAGACCTTGACACCCGCTGTCAGACCTGTTAGTATGGATACGATTGACGTGGTTCTACCTTATGATGTTTCTTGATGCGAAGTATATTAATCTTGTTTCGCCTCAGTTAACTAAGTTTGCAAAAAAGAAATCAGACCTGTATACATTCAGGTGCCCCTACTGTGGTGACTCTCAAAAGCACCGCAATAAAACTAGGGGTTATTTTTATCGCAAGCGTAATGACTTCTTCTACAAATGTCACAACTGTGGCATCGGTAGAACCTTCACAAACTTCCTGAAGGATCAAGCACCTCTGCTGCATGATGAATACATCATGGAGCGTTATAAGGAGGGTCTGACGGGCAAATCTAGCAACACTCCTGCCCCTACATTTGACATTCCTAAACCAAAATTTGATAACAATATATTTTCAAATCTTAAAAAAATAAATTTTCTAAATAAAGAACACCCCGCCAGAGCATACTTAAGTCAACGTCAAATTCCAGAGGATTTATTCTCAATTTTCTACTACGCAGAGGACTTCAATGCTTGGGCAAAACTTAACAATAATCAAAAAGAATCCAGAATTATCATCCCCTTAATTTCGCAAGATGGGAAGGTGTTTGGTTATCAGGGAAGATCTCTGGATAAGAATACGAAACTAAGATATATCACTACAATCTTGGATAAAGATTATCCGAAGTTGTTTGGACTTGATAGAGTAAACAATACACAGAAAGTATATGTCACAGAAGGACCATTTGATTCCTTATTCTTATCAAACGCCATTGCCATGTGTGGATCTGACGTTACACTTGATGACGCTCAGTTTACTAACCTCGTTTATGTACTTGACAATGAGCCAAGAAACTATGAGATTGTAAAGAAGTACGAGAAACTGATTCAGTCTGGAAAGCAGATTGTTATCTGGCCAAACACTATCAAGGAGAAAGATCTGAATGACATGATAATGTCTGGACATAACGTGCAAAGAGTGGTAGACTCTAATATCTACTCTGGTTTAGAAGCAACAATCAAATTAAACGCCTGGAAGAAAGTATGAGTAACGGAATCAAAGTTGTAAAGCGCAGTGGTGATATTGAACCGCTGAACCTGGATAAGATTCATTTAATGGTTGAGTGTGCATGTAAGGATCTTGCAGGAGTATCTGCAAGTCAAGTAGAGATGAATTCTGGAATTCAGTTTTACGATGGCATTAGCACTGACAAGATCCAAGAGATTCTTGTTCGTTCTGCTAGTGATCTGGTATCATTGGATCATCCTAATTATCAGTTTGTGGCAGCACGTTTGTTGCTGTTTGGATTGTATAAGCAGGTCTTTGGTGATGACTGGAAGAGTGGATTTCCTGATGTCAGAGTGCATCTGATCGAAGGTATTTCAAAGTGTATCTACGATCAAGATCTTATCAATAAATATTCCAATGAAGAATGGGACAAGATTGATACCTTCATTGATCATGGTCGCGACTATCTGTTTACCTATGCTGGTCTGCGTCAAGTAGCAGATAAGTATCTGGTGCAAGATAGAAGTTCTGGTGAAGTCTATGAGACTCCACAGTATGCATACATTCTTGTCGCTGCTACAATTTTTGCAGATTACCCTAAGGAGACCCGACTGGAGTATGTCCGAAAATACTACAACGCAATCAGCAAGCACAGGATCAACGTTCCCACACCTATCCTGGCAGGAGTGCGAACTCCACTTCGACAATTTGCGAGCTGTGTTCTTATTGATAGCGATGACTCCCTCAATAGCATCTTTAGCAGTGACATGGCTATTGGTAAGTATGTTGCTCAACGCGCAGGAATCGGCATCAACGCAGGTAGAATCCGTGGCATCAACAGTAAGATCAGAGGCGGAGAAGTTGCACACACAGGTGTTGTTCCATTCCTCAAAAAGTTTGAGGCAACTGTCAGATGCTGCACTCAAAATGGCATTCGAGGTGGAAGCGCGACTGTCCACTTCCCAATCTGGCACCAAGAAATAGAAGATATTATTGTTCTTAAGAACAATAAAGGAACCGAAGATAACCGTGTAAGAAAACTTGACTACTCCATCCAAATCTCCAAACTCTTCTACGAAAGATTCATCAGAGACGAAGAGATCTCACTCTTCTCGCCTCACGATGTTCCAGGTCTTTCTGATGCTTTTGGTACTGACGGATTTGATGATCTCTATCAACGTTATGAATCTAATGGAAACATTCCGAGGAAGACTGTCAAGGCTCAGGAACTTATTCTAGATCTCCTGAAGGAACGTGCAGAGACTGGTCGTCTCTACATCATGAACATTGACCACTGCAATGAGCATTCTTCCTTCAAGGATAAAGTCTGGATGAGTAACCTCTGTCAGGAGATTACACTTCCCACTAAACCTCTGAATCATATTGACGATCCTGAGGGTGAGATTGCTTTGTGTATCCTGTCTGCTATCAATGTAGGTAAGATTCATAAACTTTCTGAGATGGAAGAACTCTGTGATCTTTCTGTTCGTGCTCTGGAGGAACTGATTGACTATCAGGAATACCCTGTAGTCGCTGCAGAACGCTCTACAAAGGCACGAAGATCACTTGGCATTGGATTTATTGGTCTGGCACATTACCTTGCCCGCAAGGGCGAGCACTACGATGATCCAGGTGCTTGGATTGCAGTGCATGAACTGACTGAAGCATTCCAATACTATCTCCTGAAGTCTTCTAATGAAGTTGCTAAGGAGAAAGGAGCATGTGAATACTTCAATCGCACCAAGTATAGTGATGGTATCCTTCCCATTGACACATACAAGAAGGACGTTGACGATATTGTACCTAACGAACTAACCTATGATTGGGAATCTCTTAGAACATCTATCACCACCCACGGTCTCAGGCACTCAACACTGTCCGCTCAGATGCCATCGGAGAGCAGTTCCGTTGTGTCTAACGCAACAAATGGAATCGAGCCACCTAGAGCCTTTCTGTCCATTAAAAAAAGCAAAAAGGGGGTTCTTAAGCAGATTGTTCCACAGTATACTACGCTGAAGAACAACTACACTCTGCTTTGGGAAATGCCTGACAACAGTGGATACATTAAAATTGTTTCTGTTATGCAGAAATTCTTTGATCAGGCAATCTCTGGTAATTGGTCGTACAATCCAGAGAACTATCCTGACAATGAAGTGCCTGTCTCAGTAATGGCACAAGACTTCCTCACCACCTATAAGTACGGTTGGAAGACTTCTTATTATCAAAACACATATGATATTAAGACCGACGAGTACAAGGAGGATGTAAAAGAAAGTTTAGAGAGTCTAATTAATCAACTAGAGAATGCCCAGGAGGAAGATTGTGAATCGTGTAAACTTTAAGGTAGGTAACGACATGTCAACAGTTAAAGGAATGACGGTATTTAACAAGGATAAGGTTAATACCACCAAGCAACCAATGTTCTTCGGTGCCCCTTTGGGCATCCAACGTTATGATTCCTATAAGTATCCTGTGTTTGATAAACTTACTCAGACACAACTAGGATACTTCTGGCGTCCTGAAGAAGTATCACTACAGAAAGACCGTGCAGATTATCACACACTTCGTCCAGAACAAAAGCATATCTTTACCTCTAATCTCAAGTACCAGATTATGCTTGACTCCGTTCAAGGGCGTGCTCCTGGGATGGCTTTTATTCCTTACTGTAGCCTACCTGAACTAGAAGCATGTATGGAAGTGTGGGGTTTCATGGAGATGATTCACAGTCGCTCCTATACTCACATCATTAAGAATGTCTACAGCGATCCAGCAGAAGTGCTTGACACTATCTTGGAAGATGATATGATTCTATCACGCGCTGAGACAGTTACTAAAGCGTATGATGACTTCATCAATCATGCACAAAACTTTGGTAGCAGTAACATGTGGGAACACAATCTTGAAGGTGTTCCTCTCGCAGAGGATGATCTCTACGAACTCAAGCGTAAGTTGTATCGCGCTGTAATGAATGTCAACATCCTGGAAGGAATCCGATTCTATGTCTCGTTCGCATGTTCATTTGCTTTTGGAGAGCTTAAGCTTATGGAAGGATCCGCTAAAATCATCTCTCTCATCGCCCGAGATGAAAACCAACATCTTGTTCTTACACAAAACATTATCAACAAATGGAAGCAGGGAGATGATCCAGACATGGCTCGGATCGCTGAAGAAGAACAAGAATGGTGTTACCAAGCATTTGAAACAGCGGTAAATGAAGAACGTGTTTGGGCAGACTATCTGTTCAAAGAAGGTTCTATGATCGGACTGAATGCTAAACTTCTAACTCAGTACGTTGAGTGGGTTGCCAATCGTCGTATGAAGTCAATTGGTTTGAAACCTATCTATGATGTACCAGCGCGAAACAATCCTCTGCCTTGGACTGAGCATTGGATCTCATCTAAAGGTCTACAAGTAGCACCACAAGAAACTGAGGTTGAATCTTATGTCGTTGGCGGAATTAAACAGGATGTTAAAAAAGATACTTTCGCTGGTTTTAAACTATGACAGAATTGCCCGAGTGGAAAAAGAGAGCACTCTCGGATCCGAGCGTGAATGCCAAACAGGCAAAGATTATCATGGAAGGTCCCAAGTGTCTGACGGACGCATGGTTTCTCCAAGCGATGAGATTCAAATACCTGACCCGTGGGACGACCCACTAATGTAGTCTAAATACCTCCATCTTATGATGGGGGTATTTTTGTATGAGAGCACAGTCTGCGAAAGCAAAAGGCAGACGGTTGCAACAGTGGGTGAGAGATAAACTTATTGAAGCACTAGACATTCATCCTGAGGACATTGAGTCTCGTAGCATGGGTGCTGGTGGAGAAGATTTAATTATGGCGCGAGCAGCACGTCAAAAGTTTCCACATAGCATAGAATGCAAGAATGTGGAGAAACTAAATATTTGGGAGGCATACGAACAGTCTGCATCTAATTGCGGTGATTACGAACCAATCGTTGTTATCAAAAAGAATGGTAAAAAACCCTTGGTGGTAGTTGACGCTGAATACTTTATACAATTATTTGAAGGTAAACATGAAGAATGATCTTTGGGCAGCAATTATTTCAGGTGCTCTGTTAGGTATGGCACATGGCACTGTAGTTCAGGCAGAACCCACGAAGGGTTACCACACTATGGATGCTATGGGATGTATGTTACTAAGGGAGTGTACGGACGATGTTAAACGAGTCACAAGTATTCAAGATATTATCAATCGTTATCCCGATAGTGATTTTAGTGCTGTTGTTGACGAGTTTAATGACATCATCCGTGCCTTTGATAAGATCGGAGTTGGGGTATTTCTAGCGGATTCAAAGTATTTTCCACCAGGACATCGTGGTGTTTATCATACTGTAGGTAATAACTTTTTCTTGAATGATGCATTCATGCATCGTCAGAGTACTCTTATGTCTGTGACCAGACATGAAGGATGGCACGCTGCTCAGGATTGCATGGCAGGAACTATTGAGAATAGTTTGATTGCTATCATCAAACCTGAAGAGTCTGTTCCTAAGATCTGGCGCACTATGGCAGAGCGTACATATCCTAAGAATGCTGTGCCATGGGAGGCAGAAGCAGGATGGGCAGGACGCACTGAGGGTATGACTGCTCAAGCATTGGAGGCATGTGCTACTGGTAAAATGTGGGAAGTTTATGAACCCACACCCATGACACGCGAGTGGTTGGAGGAGAATAACTATATCGCTAAATAGAAGAGCCTTGCATTCTACATATGGCTGATACTAAGCCTAAGGTAGAGAAGGAAGACGATGATGATAAGAGTGAAGTTCTTGGTAATTTAGTGAAAGTTGTTGTACTTATATGGTCTGCCTCTCTCCTGACATTTTCCTACGTTAGACTTCCAAACGGTCAAAAGATTTTAGATTTTGATCCCACGTTCATCGCCTCGGTGTTTTCTGGATCGTTAGCTGCCTTCGGACTTTCTCCTGCTAAAGCAGGTGGTGGCAATGGTGCCAAGAAGAAGAACGAGGAACCCCCTGTTGTTTCTGCTGTGGAGCCGAAAAGAAAATGATTCAAAAACTAATTAATGTTGTTGCCCTATTATCTGGATTGACCTCTCTTGCATTGATTGGGTCTGGTGTTCATGGTTATATGAACAGAGAAGCATATCAAGAACAAGCACGCGAAAGGTTAGCAGAACTTATTTCAGATGCTATTTCTGATGTTGTTCTTCCCGATGTAACAACTGGACCAATGGGACCTGGCATGAGGTTACCATGACAAATCCTGAGGAACTGGCACAAAAGTATGGTACTAAGAAACCATCTGGATGGAAGATAATGATCAGCACTGCTGGTGCGTTGTTTGCTATTTCACACCTGGGTCTCCTGGGTTACCTGATTGACAGGAAGGCAGAACCACCGTCAGTTCCTGCTATCAATATTCCCCGTGGTCCTTACTCGTCTTATAAAATTAAGGCAGGTAAGGATGGATATGAAATTGAATATCGTGCTAACGATCCTAAAGTTTTAGAATCCACTAAAACATTAGACCTTGATCGTGATAAGAAAGGACTCTTTGGCGGAGGATCTGAGCAGCGAACGGAGTATCGTCATGATCAATATACTATGGA